GCTATTACCGAGCGTTTTGCGAGCCTCCTGAGCCCACACCTCATCCCCGCATTTAGGGCTCCCGAAGGTTGTTAGATTGCCGCTTTCTTGGTCTAAGGCTAGATAGGTGGCTAATGACGCGCCTAAGGAATGCCCCGTAAAGGCTGTTTCTTTGCCTTTTAAACGACTTTGCCAATCAGAACGACCATCGCTATCTATCAAACTGTTGTAGAGCTCTATAAAGCCCTGATGTACCCTGCCTATTCCTTTAGGTATGAGGGCTATCTCAGCATCCTGATACCATTCAGACCAGCTTGTCGTGCCCCTAAAGGCCACCACTTGCTCATCGTCCTTGCTAACCACTATGCCAAAGGGTCTCTTGCCGTCCAAGTCCTGCCCAAACAGCATTGTATCCAGCTTCCAGCCCTCAGGCAAAGCCATGTTGTCTGCTGTGTACTTAACTAGATTAACCGTGTGATAGGCTATCTGTATAAGCCCAGCTAGGTCTTTACTCTTTATCGTCACAGAACTCCTTATTAAACCACATGTTTAAAAGGGAGAGCAGCACGTAGCTTATTGCAAGAATGGCAATAAACCCAGCCGCAGCAAAGAATATCCAAGTGGCCCAGCTCATTTGGTTGGGACTATTAAAGGAGGATTGGTTCCTGTTGTAACACTAGAAGCCGAGAATGACCAATTAGTACCAATGAATGGAATACCAATCGTGGCCTTAACATTCAATACTGAGAACCCTGTGCTGTTCCAAGCAACCCCTGTAGCACTCTCTGAATGGCTGTAGAAGGGAGTTGTTGTGCTTTGAGTGATGTCCGCCGCAGACACGCTCATTGCCGCAACCTGGGACACAAAGGAAGAAGCATTCTTCGTAGCTGTGGTCGTACAACCACTAAGAGCTAGGAGGGACAGAGGAAGTAATAGGCGTTTCATAAGATGGATATTTCTGGAGATAGGCTGCAAACACTGTACCAGCCGCAGCAATAAACTCTGCCATACTCACCGCCCAATCAAGCCAATTCATACTAGCCACCTGTTGATGGGTCACTCCTTTAAACTGTTGTGCAAACGCATCTGCTAGAGCCATAGCCACTAAGCAATAACCTACAGAATGTTTTTGTAGATGGTTCATGGAGCTACATTGTTTGTTGTTACAGCAGCATTATTACTAGTGAATGTAACAGGTGTAGGATCTTCTAAAGTAAAAACACTTGGAGCTGTATAAGCAACAACAGGAGCTTGAAAGGTGTTGGTAGCAGCATCGTAAGTCCAACCTATCTGTGCATTCAAAGCTGGTACGCAATTTACTACGTTGGGATAAACTTGTTGTATTGCCTTAGGATAAGTTGAGGCAATTTCTGGTGTAGCAACAAAAAGTTGTATTATTACACCACGAGAATCTAGTAGCGCGTAGTTAGATACTTGGCTGTAAGCACTAACTGTTAAAAATAGAAACAGTAAATATTTCATTAGAATGTGATAGTTCCGCTAGCTGTGAATATGTAAACTGTATTACTTCCATTAGTTACAACCGTAGGACTTCCTGTTGTTGAAGCTGCTGTATAAAGACTAGAAATAATTACAACGCCACTACCTCCGTTTCCACCTACGTTTGTTGCGTCAGTGCCACTGCCCCAACCGCCTCCTCCGCCCCCGCCTCCTGAGTTGGTCAATCCGTTAGTGCCAGGAGCAGTTCTACCTAATCCACTTGCACCGCCACCGCCATTGCCACCTACTGCATTTGTGTTATTTCCTGAGCCACCACCTCCGCCCGAGTAATAAACTGAACTGCTTATAACCTGACCAATGCTATAAGTTGTAGCTTGTGAAGCTAGAATTAAAGAATTAGTTGAGCCGTTACCACCAGCGCCTGGCGTTTCTGTTCCAGTGGTGTTACTTCCACCAACTTGGCTTGCACCACCGCCACCTGCTGCACCAGCGTTACTAGAATACGGAACTGTACCCCCGTTATTTCCTTGCCCAGTTATGCCAGTTGCTGGAGATGAACTACTAGAATCTTTACCGTACCCACCGCCAGAACCACCATTGCCTGGTGTCTGTGCTGGGGCACTAGTATAAGTTGCACCACCGCCACCGCCAGTGGCTGTTATCGTTGTTAAACCTGTACCAGCAATAGAACTATTACTGCCGTTAGATCCGTTATTACCTTGATTTCGATTTGCTGCTGCACCTGAGCCACCAGGTCCAACAGTGACTGTGTATGTAACAGTTTTATTAACAGTAAATGTGCTTGCTAACATACCGCCTGCACCACCACCGCCGCCTCCAGGACCACCTCCGCCACCACCACCTGCAACTACAAGATAGTTAGCAGTAAAAGATGAAGGTGGAATAAAATAGTTTTGATTAGGTATTCCATAATAGCTTCCACCAATGTATCTTATTGTATAACTATCAATAGCATTTGTTGTAGTCGATGTTGACATAACAGGAGTAAGCCCACCAGACCAATACATCGTACTAGGCCAAGTTACGGTATAGCTTGTAGCATTATTGGTTAAAAATGCTGTTATAGTTTGACCTTCGTTAGCATTATTAAAACTCACTGTAGCGTTAGCATTTAATACAGTTCTTTGTATAGGAGCTGCTGCCCAATTCAAAGTGATAGCTCCTGATGATTCCGTAACAACCAACGATCCTGGTTGTAAATTAACAACTGCTTGATTGGCTGTTGTAGCTCCTGTACCACCGTTAGCTATTGTCGTTACTCCACCACCTCCAGAAGCATTAATAGTAACACTGCCTGTAGCTGCATTTACTGTTACACCAGAACCAGCTATAATAGATGTAACGCCTGAATTGGTTATTGTTTGATTAGGAAAAGATCCGCTAAGAGTTATACCTGTTCCCGCTACAGATGCTGGCGTAGATGTACCTGTTCCTCCGTTTGCTACGTTCAATATACCAGCAAGTGTTATGTTGCCTGTTGTTGTCACTGGGCCGCCAGACGTTGTAAGACCTGTTGTTCCGCCAAGGACATTAACGCTGCTCACTGTACCGCTTCCTATAGCTGTGCTGTTAATAGTAACCGATCCTGTTGAGGCATTAACTGTTACGCCTGTACCCGCGACAATGGATGTTACACCAGCGTTTGTTAATGTCGTAGATCCACCTAATGCAACACTACCTCCGCCAGAAAGCCCAGTACCTGCTGTAACCGTAATGCTACTATTAGTTAGCTGAGCATTAGTTATTGTACCAGAAAGAGCTGTTGTAGGAATGGTTGTTGATCCCGTTACAGCACTTGCTCCATTAGCGTACATGTAACCTGTAATACCGTTGTCTGTAATACTTCCTGTTGTAACGCTTGATGGAGTAATAGCGCCAAGATTTAAGCTGATAGCAGGAGTTGTTGTAGAATTAGTTACAGATGTTCCTATGCCGTTAGATCCTGTAACTGTTACATTAGTAACTGATCCACCAGCAGAAGTGCTGGCTAATGTACCCGCCGTAAAAGAAAGCCCACTTCCTACAGTGACTGGATTAAATCCGCCAGAACCATTGCCGTAAAGGATATTGGTAGTGCTTGTGGCTGGAGCGTAGTCTGTACCGCTAGATGCTATTGCGAGCGTGTTAGCTGCCGTACGTTTGACTATTCCTGTCGTAGACAAGCCAGTAATAGTATCCTGTGAAATAGAACCTCCTAAAGCCGTAGAGGTGCCAGCAATAGTTATGCTATTGTTAGTAAGCTGACTGTTAGTTATACCAGAAAGCGTACCACCTAATGTTATTGTACCACTGCTAGTTATGGGCCCGCCTGTTAATGTGATGCCATTTACGCTACCAGTTGTACCTACAGACGTCACTGTACTTGTAGCATTAATAGTTACGCTGCCTGTAGAAGCATTAACAGTGACGCCGCTACCAGCTACAATGTTTGTAACACCAGAGTTAGTAAGGGTTGTTGTACCACCTAAAGACACTGTACCACCACCTGATAAACCACTTCCTGCCGTGACAGTTATAGAGCTGTTTGTAAGTTGTGCGTTAGTTACAGTTCCAGACAAAGCCGTAGTAGGTATTGTACTAGATGCCGTTACTTGACTACTACCATTGGCATACATGTAGCCTGTGTTGCCCGTAACAGTAAGACTTGGCACAGACGTAGGACCAGCAAAGAAATTGCTATCACCAGTACCAGCCTGATAGATAGCATATTTGTTAGTACCAGCTAATAGAGCTTCTATGTACAACTGGTAAGAGTTGGCTGGAGGCGTACCAGTCATTGAACCATGTCCTAAAAAAAGATTGTAATAAGTAATTCCTGTATAGCTGCCATCAAAGACACCGCTTTGGAAATACCCATTTGTATATGATTGATTATTACCAGTGACATTCCAAAAACCTACAACCTCAAGTCCGTCTTGTCCTCCTGCTGTTGGTTGAAAATAATCAAGCAAACCCACGTTTGCATCAGCAGCTATACCAAGTCCCATTCTAGCAAACTGAGGAGTGGAGCTTGTAGCTATAGACTGCGGCGTAGAAAGCGTTACAGCACCTGTAGAAGCAGAAGCTATTATTTGATTGGTTGTACCAGTGATGCTGCTAACACCGCCTGTTGCTGTTGAATTAATTGTTACAGAACCTGTAGATGCATTAACTGTTATACCCGTACCAGCCACTATGTTAGTTACGCCAGCATTAGTTAGCGTTGTGCTACCACCAAGAGCGACAGATCCACCCCCTGATAGTCCACTACCAGCCGTCACTGTAATAGAGTTGTTAGTTAATTGACTGTTAGATATGCCAGACAAAGTTCCACCAAGCGTTAGACTACCAGAGCTAGTGACGTTGCCTGTAAGTGTTATTCCGTTAACAGAGCCTGTTCCTGCTACGCTAGTAACTGTTCCAGCGTTAAGCGTAGGCTTGCCTATTAAGTCGTTATAATTGCCTGTAGTAGCCACTGTAGCTAGTCCTGAGACATTAGCTGCTGGTATTGTTGTGCTAGCTGTTACGTTGCTTGCGCCGTTACCAAATAGATAGCCCGTAAGATTGGAAGTACGTAAAGCCCCAACAGTTTCTAAACCACTTGTAGTAACAGAGCTAGGGGTAATAGCTCCAAGATTAAGCGTTATAACAGGCGTTGTATTAGGCGTAGTAACCACTGCACCTATACCATTTTGACCTACAGCAGACACGTTAGTTACCGTACCGCTGCTTGAGCCAGTAGCGTTAATCGTAATGTTAGACTGAGTTCCCGAAACACTAATGCCGTTACCAGCTGTTATAGCTAATACACCAGAGTTGTTTAATGTCACCGTACCGCCGTTTATAGACTCAGTTATACCAGAGCCTGGGGTGATGGCTAATACGCCCGTATTACTAATTGTAACAGCTCCTGTGCTTTGGCTAACATTGATGCCAGCACCTGCCGTAATGGTAGATACGAACGCTAAGCTGCTAGGAAGTATCAACGTCACTTGGCTAAAGTCCCAAGTTGTTCCTGACTTACCGAGATAGTAGTTTATCCCTTGCGTACTAAACGTCCCCGTATTCATACCCCCTGATCCAGGGGATGGAATCACCGTGACATTCTGGCTTTGTCCAAACAAACAAACAGCAGTTAAAAGAAAAAGGAATAGACGTTTCATAAAATTAGGATTTGATTTCCATACAGAAGAATGACCCATAGCTTGAACGGACGTTAAGAGCCCCGCCACTGTCTTGTGTTGCTGTAACATAAAAACTTGTAGGGTTACTCATAGAAGCTAAATCAATCATACAACTTAGCGTAGAATTATAATCAGAAGCAAAGTCTGCTGTAGTTGCACCAGGTATTAAGTTACCTCCGTAAGTATTACCGTTATTATCCTTAATCTTAATTTGCCTGTATCCTGTAGCGTTAGGATCCCAGTTGATGGACGCTGTTAGTTGCACACGTTTAATGCCTACATTGTAAGGCACAGTTATTAAAGTTGGGCTAGAACTAGACCAAAAGCTACCGTCATTATAAATAGATCTATTCCATGAAACAGTTGTTTCTGAATTATTAGGTATAGCGTTACCTGTGCCGCCAGAGTTTTGCTGTGTTACGTTAACACCTTTTGCTACCCAGTAATCAGTAGAATTACTGCTGCCGTAATCCATGTATGGAGTTGTTGTGTCATGGAATACGTTGGCTTTAGTAACAATATTATTTGTACCAGCACCTAAATAAACACATTGGTTTAAGGAGTATTGAAAAGTGTTACCTGTTATACTTCCTCTTTGAGCATAAGGTAAATGAATGCCATCATATAAAGTATTTGCAACATTACCTACGAATGTAAAATCACTTAACCAACCAGCTGTAGTAGATGAACCACTTTGAGTTACCAGACTCATCGTGCTGGTTGCTGCTGCTGGAGGACTCCAAGCCATCTCATTATTATTTATTAAAACATTAAGTAGGTAATCCGATGCAGTATTATTTACTAACAATATTGCGCTAGTTAACACATACTCCATGTGGTTATACATTATCCAATAATCTGATAATGAACCCTGAGATGTACTATCTACAGTTATGTTTATGCAATAGTTGTTGTTATAAAAATAGTTATCAACAACAGTCATACCGTCGCTACCTAAAAATATAGCAGTGTTACCATTAGTGTTTATGGTACACTCTTTAATCATTCCAGCAGACACATCAGGCCAGCTAGGATTTTGTACGCTTATACCAATAGTCGCTGTACCTATAGTGCAATTAGATATTGTTGTATCATATATATTTAAATTAAAACCCTTAGCCATAGTGCCACTGGTTTGAACATTAAATATAACTGAGTTGCTATTAAACGCTGCACGATAACCTCCACTAGGATAACTTATATCAAGACCGTTGCCTGATGTTGAAGTATTTGTCGTAAGTTGCAGATGTTCTATAATACACTGTGATGGCGTCTGTATAGTTAATACGTTATGGGTTGTATCGTACTGTTTAATTATAGAAAGATTAACTCCATCACCACGCACATGACATGGTACAGTTATAATTGTTAACGATGTTGTAGCACCAGATCCTATCTTGTACGTGCCTTTAGGAAAATATAGTTCTCCACCACCAGCCGTATTGAGTGCTGCTATAGCTGAATTGATACTAGTTGTGTCATCGGTTGATCCATTGCCTATAGCACCAAATGTTTGTACGTTAAAATGTTCTGTGTACCATCCTGCTGTAGATGTGCCGTACAACAGAGACTTACTTGTGCTACCGCCAGATGGCAATGTGCCAGATATAGTTGCGGAAGATAAAGCTGTTACACGACCCTTGGCGTCTATAGTCACAACTGGAGTCGTTGTTGAACTACCTATTGGTCCAGCAGCTGTTACAATAGATGCTAACGTACCAGCAGCTGTAACATTAGAAGATCCATCAAATGATGGTGACGTATAGGCTAAATCTCCTGTAATGGCTATAGTTCTGCCTGTGGCTAGTTTTGTAGCCGTACCAGCATTGCCTGTAATGTTTGTTTGATCGCCTGTGTTAGTCCCAGAACTAGATCCAGAAATAGATGATGTTCCCGTAACCGATAACGTAGGCGTGCTACTACCTGATAACGTAATGCCATTAACAGAGGTTGGTGTTATAGCAGCTAGTCCCAAAGTAACAGCCCCAGTTGTAAGCGTTGATGGAGTAATACCACTAGTGCCAGTGATGCTAGATACGCCACTGCTAGTTGCTGTAACGCTAATAGTAACATCACCTACGCCAGATGAAGGACTAAGTGTTACGTTACTTCCACCAGAGATTATCTTAGTTACACCAGCGTTAGCTATAGTACCAATTCCTGTAATAGGACTAGGTGTTAATGTTATACCTGTACCTTGATTAAGCTGTGTTACTGTACCTGTGCCCCCGCCGCCTGTCGTTGATGGAGTAAGGTTGGCGTTAGACAAAGCCCCACCAGCAACAACGTCTTGCTTGTTGTACGCTAAATCAAAGTTGGAGGTAGAAGCCATGGTAGCATTAAGCTACTCTAACCCATATTAGGTTCTGACCAGATGTTTGATACAAAGGTAGAACGTAAATACCAGGACTGCTTATGTAGCCACTTGTGTTTACTATTAGCTTCCAGAACTGAATAGCATTACTAGCTCCAGCATAAGTAATAGTTGTGCAGATGATAAGCTGGTTATAATAGTTACTGTTAATACCTGTAACGCTTAAGCTGTTAAGGGATGTTGTTGTTCCCGTGGTTGCTGGCGTACCAGTTTCAGTAGTAATCCATGGCAGCATGATGATTTGCGGCCCACCAGTGATAACAGGAAATGGATTGTAATAACTATTATTAAGCTGCTGGGTGATAGTAGTAAGCCTGTCGTCATCCTGCTCTATCATTAACGGCGTTAGAATGCCCGTAGAACTGAAAGTAGTAGTCTGGGTAAGGGGTATACTGCGTTGAATGGTTATGAGGTCACCAGTGGTAGGTGTATGGCTTCCTGTGCCTGTCCACGTAAGCGTGCCTGTTTGTAGCTGATTTACGGAATTGTACCCACCTCCACTAATCGTATAATCACTATTATACCCAAGAGTGATAGCTCCATCATTGACGAGCAAGTCAGGGTAGCCATTGGTATAGTTAAACGGAAAACTAATGGAGATAGGAACACCATTATAAATCGTGGTCTGTGTGGCTGTTGTACTTGTTACGCTCATCGTTAGTCTGGTTTAGATTGTTTTTCTTCTTTGTCCATCTTGAAGGGCGAGATACCAATCTCCTCCAACTCCTCGATAGCTTTGTTCACGGTGTCAATAGGACCCATGTTAAATTTAATGTTGTACCCCTTGATGGATTCTCCCGCTTCCCTAGCGTGCTCTACAGCTTCCTCTAGTGTATCACCCCAACCTACAACAGCCCCTATCTCTATCATATCCTCATGCTGGGTTACTACAAAGCGTTTACCATCAATGACTACGCAATTATATAGCTTTATCTGATTAGCATACTTCTCTGGGTAATCTACAGCTTGCCAGTTGTCTTTAGCCCATTGGGACTTAATTAACACCTCTACGCCCCATTTGCCCGCAGGCTTAGGCTCTACAAGAATACCCTCAGATCCGTACCAGACTATCTCAGAAAGGTTAGTGAACAGCTCTTGCCATAGTTCTGATGGCGGGGAAGGAGCCCTAATTGTGGCATCCACCATGTAAGGCTTTAAGTCTTTACCGATCCTAACCTCATTAGACACAGAAGCTCTACAGCCATACTGGGCAAACAAAGGGGCAAACATCTCGTTCCAACGGCGCAAGGGTTCTGGGATGTCGTCCCATTGCACCATCTGGCCTACGTATCCCATGTCCTTAGCCTCTATGCCAAACAAGGTGTTGGTAGGATACATGCCGTCTATGCAATAGGTGTCTATACCCACCTCAACGCGGTCTGGTAAATCGTCCTCACAAATGAATTCAAGCTGCTCTTTAAAGCCTCCTATGTCGTTAGCTATAGCATGTACCTTAGGTTCTACCACGTCCCATTCATGGCTGTAAAAGGTTTCTGTTACGCCACGCCATTTATCTATCTTAACATGCTGCTTTGGATTCGCACGTAGGTGGTTTTCTAAGGCCGTTACGCCCTTTACTACCTTCCATGGCTGTACAGGTAGCCCCATCTCCTCCATCTTCTCTTTACAGAGCTCTCTGTATTGTTCTAGTTCCTCGGCATTCCTTGGCCCCCAGACACGCTTGCCTAGCTTTTCTAGATGTATCTGTAAGGCTGCTGTACCTAAGTCTGGGAATATGAAGATGTCTACCTCGTCGAAGTGCGGGCCAAAGACGTCATCCACCAACTCTACGTTCTTAAGCCCTGTGCCTATTAAGCCAGAGTTCATCGTAGGAAAGGATCCAGCGTAAGGGATGTGTAGATAGACCTTCTTAAAATCCCGACCAAATCTTTCGGCTAAGGAACAAAACAAAGGGTTACAGCAGACCAAAGCTATCTTCTCGTTTATGTTGTTATTCTCAGCCCCTGTACCTTTGTCATCTGGATAGTCGTCCATCATGGTCATACGGCTGTGTAAGTCCTCACGACCCTCGTCATCCATGAGCTGGCCTGATTCGCGGGCAACACGCATTCCTTCATAGCGGTCTACAAAGGATCCGTCATTAAGTAAGAACCCACGTTCACCTATTACCCCCGTATCATCGTGCATACGTGCGGTATGGAGAACACCCTTTGAGTCTTTAACTGCGGCAGCTTTAATCCTCATCGTCATAGTCTGTGTCTCCTGAGCTGTCGTCGTCTATGTTGGGAAGCAGACAACCAGAACGTCCTATCTCAGCAGGGTCCATGTTGTATTCTACTTCGTCTGGAAAAGGGGAGCTCATTTTGCTTTATAGTCTAAGTAACTAGTATCAACATTACGAGTAGACAATGCTTTGCTTCTTAAATAGGAAGCTGCAGTGCCTGCACCTGGAATACCAGCAGCTTGTCCAACACCACCAATAAACTGAGCTAAGTTAGCTTTCTTTTGTTTTTCACTTAAAGGCTTACCATATTTATCTGTACCACTTAATGTTTGGTAAATAGGTTGCCCAATGTCTTTAAGAGTCGTTTCTACAGGAATACCAAAATCTCCGTACTTTAAAGATAGATAATTACCAGCAAACGGAACTCTACGGAATGTTTCATTAAACATTTCTTGCTCAAACGATTTATCTTTATCGGATGTTTGTTCTGGAGAATTAGCTAATTGTCTTAGCATGTTTCTGTTCTTTCTAACTATAAATGTATCGCCAGCAATAACTGCCGTAAGAGCCAACGTGCCAGTCATAACTCTGCCTACATCCATATTGCGTAATCCAAGATCAAAAATATCATGTCGCATATAAGCCCATTGACGCAGCATAGTATTTTGATATTGAAAGAAAGCCTTAGACACAGACATCTGGTTATTAAACACAGCACCTCTAGATATAGCTTGTGGCGTGTCTTTAGTTAACGGAGATGTAACAACTTTGCGTGATGTAACTAAAGCATTATTCCAAGCATCACTCATAGTGTCTATAGGATGTTCTTGATATAGTTTATAGTCTTTACCTTCGGCATGTAATTCTTGCATGTACTTACCAAGAACTGTTGCTCTTGCTATTGTACTATCAAGGCCACGTTCAAGGAAGAATGAACCTTTTTGAATCTTCTCCCATGTAGTCTTTTCGTTTAAGTCAGCAATAGCTGGTTCTCCACCATAACGCTGTCCTACTTCAGAAAAGTTCTTATTAACAAAATCCCAACCAGAAGGAGTTAAAGATTCTTTAATACCTTCAATTAAGAAATCAGGTCTTACTTCTGCGGCTGCTAAAGCCAAATTAGGTAAATGTTTAAGCTGTGATACAAGCCTAAGTCCTAATACGCCAACAGAACTATTTTTAGTTATAGCATCTACCCAACCAATTCTGGTATTAGAATAAACACCATCTTGACGAGCAATGGTATCTAGGAAGTTTAAAGTGTAGTCCCTGCCTAAATCACCATACTTATTTTTAAATAATTCAGAACGTGCTATTTCTCCACCCATCTTCAAATCTCTTTGATTAGCTAATAGGTGCGATACTTGATTAATGTGCCTATTCACATTATCAATGAAATCCATTTTGATTGCACCTCTAGCTCCTTCAACACGGGACTTGGTCATCCCTTGTTCTGTTTTAGTAGTTAAAGGTTTAAAGTCTTTTTGTAGTTCATTAAAAATTGATAAGTCATCAAACTCAACAACACCTTTGCCTGACACTTTTACTTTAGCATCTTCAGGTTTACTTTCTATTAAACTATTATCCCTGTAACGTGGTGAATAATTATTAACTTTTTCAACAGGCAAATTGTATTCATCCCGCATTAACTTTTCAACAGCTGGAAATATATACTTATCTCCTAATTCACGAAAAGCATCAATTAACGCTATTTGTTTTGGTTTTATGTTTTGTACTATTTCATCTATTTGTGAATCTGTTAAACCACTATCTAGTAAATGTTGTCTGCCGCCTTCTTGTGAATTTTCAGCATATACCTGCATCTGCTCACGTTCTGCTTGATTAAATTCATGGGCATCAAACACTGGTTGTAATACAGAACCAAATGACTTTCTATAATTCATTGCATTCTGATAGTTGCTATCAAATCTTCTACCAAATGTTTTGTTAAGAGATCCTTTATATCCAGCGTTACCATCAAGCATATCAAATACAACATCTCGCCCTAAAAGATTAATGTCTAATTGAGATGCAATCTCTCCTGCTTTGCGTAATTTGTTGCCAGCATTCAATCTGAATCTATCTGCAAAACTTAGATCTTGTCCTGGTGCTACTTCTTTAACAGCAGAGTTAAATGGCGTTGATTCACCTTTCTTTAAAACATCTGTCCATTCGTTCTTCTCAAACTCGTATTGTAGCTGCCTAGATTTAAGATTGGCTTTACCAAGATTGGCTAATAATTCTACCTTGTCTTGTAATCCTTCAAGCACATTAACAGGAAGGTCTTTAGCTGGAATTTTAAATAACTGCTCTACTTGATTAAGAACATAATTAGGTACTCCGTGTTCTTCACCTTTTCCTTTGATATAATCTAAAGTTCCTTGCAAGCGATCCTTTGTCGTCTCTTGCATTTTAGAAAACGTAATGCGTTTCATTACATCTTCTATGCGTTTTTTGTACGTTACATCTATCTGCTTTGATTCAAGCGATTTGTTAATAGATTCTCTTAAGTCATCTATAAGGATATTCTTACGGACATATTCTAAATGATTTAAGATACGAAAATTTGTTTGTATAGCCCTGCGGTAAAGACCATCTGGATCACGACCTATAGCTGGACGGCGTATGGTATCTGCAATCATTTGTGTAAACTTCCCTCGTTCTGAAACAGGTAGTTCATTAACAGTTTCTACTAAAGACTTTTTAATTGCTTCTGCATCTGCTCGTGATTGTGCGTCCATCTCACGGTATTTCTCAGCCGTAAACACTTCAGCTTTTTTAGCAGCCAATTCTTGTCCCTTATAAAATTCACGTATGCCCAACTTCTTTTCCATCATTCCACTAATCTGGTTAAGATTATTTTGAATGACTTGTTTCACTGTTGGTCTTTGTGATTCAACAATGTCTTTATAAGCTGCTTCATTACCTGCTTCTATACCTTGTTTTAAAGCAGTTGTAGCAGCCCTTTCTTGTCCTTTGTAAAACTCGCGTAACGCAGCCTTAGTATCCATTGTGCCAGCCATCTGTCCAAGGTTGGCGTTGATACGTTGTTTGAGAGTCTTTGGGTCTTCTCCAATAGCCGACTTTGCTGTAGCACGTTTAGATTGTTCTTCTTGTGCCAGTTTTTCTTCTGGTGTTGAAGGTTCCGCAACAGTACGAGGTTGTTGTATTTCTGACCCTCCAACTGCTGATTCCGATGGACTTTCATTAGGAGCCATCTGAGCTGACATTTCTTGCGTAGGTTCTACAACAGGTTGTTCAACAACAGGAGCATTAAAATCTCCAGCTTTAGCAGCTTCGCCAGTGACAATACGTTGATTCATTTCAGCTACTATCTGACCTAACGGTTCTGCATGGTTAGCCATTGGCTTTGGCTCTACCGAAGGCGTTGGATCCATCTGATGAAAGTTGTCTGCTGTAACCTCAAAAGCCATTTGACCTTCTGGGGTAGGCGTTTGACTTGCGTAATTATTTACAGATGTTGCAGCTTCTCTTGCTGGCTTATCTTTAATTCCTTCCATTACGGAAACTGCAGCTTCTTTAGGAACAAATTCTGCGGCTACTCCAAATCCAGCCATAACACCACTAACACCTAAACCTATAGTATCAGCAGTAGCTTGCGCACCAGATACATTAGGATTCATCCATTCCTTAGCAACACCTGGAGCTGCTACAGATGTCTGTCCTATCATCTGTGCTGTAAAGAAACGCCTTAAAGCTGCATGGTATGCCTCAGGCAAAACCTTTCTAGCTGAACCAGCCACATTAACCTCAGCAAGCATAGCACCTGTTAATATGTTGCCAGGATTAAGAAGAGTCTGACCAGCCATGTTGCCTAGCATTGCAGGAAGATCTGACCAATCTGATTTAACACCTTCTGCATGTAACATCTTTGGCTTTAAAGCAGGATGAAATAGTCCATGCGTATATACATCAAATCCGTTTGATACCTTTTCCCATGCTGTAGGTGAACGTATTATGCCATAAGTTTGTTCATCGTGTGCTTGCTTTGGAGCGCGTTGAGCCTTCTGTTGCTCAGCTATCATTCCGTAAAGAGTTACATCATCTACATTTTTTAAGTTAGATCCAAAAGCATGTTTAACGTAAGCATCTTTAACACCCTGCCAATTATTACGGATCATCTCAGGATCCATAGTTTTAAGTTCTTCGGATAAACGTCCTTGGTTGATAACTCTAGCTCTTGCTTCTTTAGGGTTAGGATCGCTATCAAGTAACTTAAGTGCTTGTGCTTGCTGTGGGTCTACACGTCCATCTAAACCATCTAATCCAGCATATAAATTATGCCAGTCTGTAGTAGCACTTGGAGTGTTGTCAGTTGGTTGTGATTCAACTGTGGCGGCTTGTTGGTTGGTAGCCATTACTTTTTACCCATTAAAGCATTTGCTACTTGATTCTCCAAGTCTGGACTTAAAATACTTTGGCTGTATGCTTCAGCTTCTCTGCTATCAATAGGTTCATTTTTGGCTTTCTTTCCATCAAAATACTCTCTCATTTTATCCTGCCAATCTGCATATCTCAATGCAGCAGCAGCTTGAGCTTCTGGGCTAGAATGTTTAATCCATTGTGCATCTGCTGTAGCTGGAATGTTTTTAATTACCTTTTCGCTAAAATAATCTAATTTGTAGAATGCTGGATCTTTAACTTCCTCTTTTTGCAAAGGAGGTCTAAATAAACCTAAAGCAAAGTTTCTTTTACCCCTAGCATATAAATCACGTTCAATAGGTTTTTCTTTAACTTCTTCATGTCTTAATGCAGCATCTCTTTTCGATCCAGCTTCTCGAAGAATAGATTTTTGTAAACTTGCAGGCAAACCAGATATTTGATCCGAGATTTCTTGGTAAGTCTGTTTAGGATTAGAATCATTTTTCCAATCGTGGTTGTAAATTTGTAAGTTAGCTAAAGATGCAGTTTCTCTGTTTGCTCTAGCTGTATCTTCTGATGTTCTCTTAGTAAGAGTAGACATTAAATTCAAAGCATTCTTTTCTCTGGTGGCAGTTATGTTTCCATTTAAGAAATCCTCATGCATTTTTTCTCTTGTAGGCCAATCTTTAGGATCTGCATTAAGAATACTATCTGTAAGCAATTCTCCGTTTCTTGCCTGATCTCCAGCAATACTTTCTTTTAGTTGATGAATAAATGCAGGACGACGTAATGTAGGTATCAAAGTAAGTTGTTCTTTATCTTTGAGTTTTTCTTGCATTGCCATTTTGTCTTGAATGCTACCTTCCATTGCAGCAGACACTTGAGATTCTTGCACTCGTACATCTAACTTATAATCCAAGTCTTTTATTTGATCTTTAGTTTTAATGCCTAAAGCAACAGCTTGTTGCCCTTGCGCTTTAATAGCTTTAATAACATCTGGGTTTAAAGATTGTGCAGCTTGATCGTAACCCAAATTTAAAGTTCCTTCCCATTCAGCATGTTGTTTTCTATCGGCAATAACTTGTGCATCACCACGAGATCCAATAATTGCTTTATCCCAATTAGCGTTAAATTCCTGTCTAGCTTCTGGACTTAACTTATTGTTGAATTGCTCAGCTTGTGATGCTTTCCATTCATTAGCCGTTTGTTCCCAATGAGACACTATTTGATCTGGTGGTAATGTCTTAGCATCTTGGTCAAACTTTTGACGCAACGCCGTAAACGAAAGATAAGATTTATTAGCTATGTCAAACTCTACAGCCTTCTGCTTCTTTTCTTCGTACTGGCTAATGACTGCCGCTGCTGTTCCTACAGTTTCTGCTACTTGAGCATTAAGTTTTAATCCCGCTGTTGGGTCCATCTTAACACCAATAGGCTGGTCTTGCACCATCTGCGTGCCTGGAATTGTTGGTATGTTAGCCATGATTAATTATATGGTACTATTTGTCCTACTCGTTGTAAATAAGACGCGCTACCAGTAAGCGATGACTCTGCTCCTAAATCTGCACCACCAGTGGCTGAACCCAAACTGCCAGCCCCTCCAGCAAACGCTAGAGCCATACTACCAACAGCTTTAAACATATCTGCCGCTGCTTCTAAATGGTAAGCCTTAGCTTGAGCCTTGCCCTTAGCCACTTCCATTCCAGCAGCCGTGTATAGCTGGGACTCTTTTTGTTGAGTCTCATTCCAATACTGCTGAATGTTTTGCTCTAGTCTTGCTGCGGTTGTAGCTTGTACAGCTAAAGAACTTCCGCTGTCTGATAGTACACCAGACGCTGCATAAGCTGCACGTTGTCTTGAAAGTAGTTCTCCGCCTTCCTTACGCTGGGTTTGAATGTTAGCTTGGGCATTCATTGCTTGCTGTTGAGCGTTAGCTATATCCACCTTGGCGTTATAGTCGGCAACTTTTGCCGCATAAGTCGCACTCTTACTAGCTTCATACGCTTGTACTCCTGAGGCCGTTGCTGAGCCTACTGCTGCTATTGCTAATGGTATTGCTGGTAAAGCCATGACTATAAGGTTTTTGAAAGAAGTATATGAGGGCTACTTACGTTATCAGTCCACCCGTTTCTTACCATAAAGCGATGTAATCCCGTATCCTTTGCCACAAATGACAGAATGCAGGGTATCTGCTCGTCTTTAGCGTTGGCCTCAAAGAAGCCTATAATGTGGTCTATAGCCTCTGTTGTGGTCGGACCTATAGCAACGCCAGGGTTGGTAGTTATAAAGTCTATAACGGCAATTCTACCGCCTTGGTCAATGTAGCACCAGCCAGCAGCTATTCCGCAGCCATGTTCCACTATTACGCCTAAAGATGGTAGACAGGCTAATGGTACGGGTTTTAGGCCACGTCTAGTCCACCATGAGCTAATCTCAGCGTAGTCCTTATTTAAGTCTATAAGTCTTAAGTTCAAGGTGCGCCTCCAATGTCTTGTTTAATGGTTACGCCCAATACAGTCATAGGCAGGGGATCTGTGCCTTGAAGGGTAAACGTAGCATCCAGCTCGTATTGCGTTAGGCCGCCAACATCTAGCTCAAGGTCTAAAGGCTTGTCTGGATAAAAAGGAGGTGGGTTGCCAGAGTTTTCTGTAATTGGATAGGATTGTATATCAACTACGTCGCCTTGTCTTGTACCCCATTGTCCGCCAATGGAGTTAACCACACGCACATAAAGTTTACTGATAGCTCTTGTAAGACCTACTACCTCGCCTGCTCTACCATCTACGTCTAAGCGCATAGGCTGTAAATACCACTGAATAGGTAGACCTACCCATACGCAGTCACCTGTTTTTGGTACATAGTTATCTAAGATAACATTGCCATAGTTATTACAGGAAACGATACGGTAACTAATCATGCCTGTACCAGATGCGGGAATTAACGCCGCAGTTACAAAACGATTATACAAGCAAACAGGCAGGCCAGTTAAAACATTAGTTCCACCTGTAGTTGGGAAGTATTGGGTAGCGCAATCTGCAAAACAAGCTTGGGTCAAATCTGGCTGACCAACATTGTAGTTCTGCCATGCTATAGGATAGACACGTTCTATTTGACAAGTTGTTGCGTTTGCTGGGTTTCTTAAAACACTCACCCACACTTCGTCATCTGCCCCATTAGCTCCGTATATTACGGCTACAGAAATAAACTTATCGCCGTTGTCTTGACCCGTATCATGTCTAGCCCATGCAAACATTTCTTGCTCCAAGCTATACGTCATGCTTATGAGAGTTCCGTCTCCGCATACAGCCCAAAGGATAGATTGATTTTCGAACTCTTGCTGATAGTCAAAATTCTTGATGCCCGAATTAGTAAGATGCTGAGAATAACTAAGTACATCTTGAGACATGTACTTATTCGTGAACACCGAGAATAACATCTGGTTGAAGTTGGTTCCGCGTCTCTGGACATAGAACGCAGCATTACCAATGATCTTTCCAGTTTGTCCTTGTATTGATCCATTAGCTGAATGTTCTACGGCTGTAATGGATGTAGGGCTAATAGCAGTGTTAGGTTGTCCTGAGCCTATGATCCACTCTGCCGCAGCTAGTCCTGCCATAAGATCTGTTTGAGCATTAAGCCAGTTGATAGGACCGCGGCTAGGTGCGTTTAAATCAAAAGCTAGGCCATACGTAGGCTGAGACTGATCTATTAGCGCAAAGTTCTCTATGTCGTTTGTTTGTGTAGCCCAAACGCGTTGTGGTTGATATGACGTTGAAGCATACCACATACGTTGCTGATAGACAGTTACGGCTTGCGGGTATCCCCTAACATCAGACCATGCGCCTTCTGACCAAAATGTTGTAGGTGTTGTAGCATATAAGGCATGTCCAACAACTATAGCTGTAGCTGTGTAAAGAGTGCTTACACCTGTAATCTTAACCAGTCCGTAAACGTATTGATTATTTGCTGTAAGGACAACGCGTGGCGGTGTGGAGCTGGCAACAGTTGCTGTACTCCCACCGATAAAGCTAAAAGTATATAAACCACCAGTAAGCTCTTGGCCTGAGATTGAGTAGTTTGCATCGTTCTTACTAGTTAAGGTTACAATGTTTTGATAAGTGGTTCCGTTGTCGTAACTAACTTGGGCTGTAAAGTTACCTGTCCAAGTGCCATAGGTTTGTATTTCCCATGTTCCAATAACGTAAAGTGTAGTAGTTCCGCCATTCCAAGAACCACTACCAAAGTTGTAATTGCCAGCACTTATAGTTGCAGCATCAAATTCTATGTTAGACGTAGGACGGTTGTACGCTAGTTGCCAATAAGATCCAACATGCCCAGATAGAAAAGTGTTTTGTTGTGTCCAATATCCAAGAGCTAAATCCTGACCAAACGAGCCACTGGAGTTTGATGTGTTAGATACAATACAATTATAAATGTAAGTATTAACTCCGTCTGGACTTCCGCTCACTGTATTGCCTGGTACATAAACAGTGCTGTTAGCCCAAGCTGCATTAGGGTTAGCTGATAGCGTAATACTGCCAGACGTAGCAGAAGCTGTTAGGGTTAAATCTGTAGCGTTCTCATCCAACATTGCTGGCGTGAGAAACTGAACCTGCTGCATAGTCCAGTTGGTATCTGAGTAACGTGTTAGCTTCCAAACAGGATAGTTAGGATGAACTATATAAACAACGTCGTTTATTTGTTCAAATTGTAAGCTGAATATATCAGCAGCCCAATAGTTAGGAGCTGTAAAGTTATTAGCGTTGTACGGCGTAGGTACTTGAAAGGCAGTTTGCGATCTCCAGAAATTGTTACCAATAGTTGTTCCTGGACGATTGGTGCTGCTGGCTAACACAGGACCGTTATAACAATAATAGGTCACTCCTGCATAAACCACATAAGCTCCTATAGCGTACCATGTGCCGTTAGTGTACGTTGGTAAGGTAGACTGCACTGTCTGTATCTGTGTAGCTGTAGTGCCACCTGTGTAAAATCTTATACCATTCTGAAAGAACTCTAGTATGTAGGTTGTTCCAGGAGCGTATTGAAATTTAACTAGTCTTGAAAGTGGTGATGTAAAAGCACCACGCGTCTGTCCTCCTTGTGCTACGAATTGCGTACCAGGACGTCTTGTAGCTCCTCCCTGTTTCATAGGAACCATGTTCCTTAGCTTGCGTGCGGCCTTTCTGTAGTTAGGCAAATCAACGCGAGAGTCCAACGTAGGCGACCATTCGCCTGCTGTGAACGCAGAGAGAGTATTAAGCGTGTGTGGCATTATCCGTTAGTGCTTCTCCAACGACTCCTAATGAATCGGGATTCGCTTACGATATTATACCGACGTAGCTTATCTTCACCAGCATTTTTAGTACGGGCTTCAGAAAGAACTTGTTTGTATTCTTGTCTAAGACGTAACGAAAGGGTAGCATCATCTTTACGCAGATCCGTGGCTATAGTTGCCGCGAGCTTTAAAGTTAATGCGTCTGTAAATAAACTGTCGTACTTAGTAGTGTCAGGCTGATATTGAACGTATTTAATTACGGCAGACGCCTGATTGGTAAATAGTACATTCTGGAATATCTCGTGGCTTGCCCCTTGGCTACCAGCAGTACCCCATGCTGTTGCTCCACCACCCCATACATTATTATTATTAAGTTCTATGAGGGTTATAAAATCGCTAGGAAGCTGGAACGTGTTAGACCATTCTGTGCCGTATCCATTGCCACCCATTCCTAGATAGCTAGGAGAGAAATAGTTTGTTTGGAACCAATAGCCTTTAGTTAAGTCTGACGCAAAGTTGCTAGAGCTTACATTGGCTATTAGACATTGGTATAAGTAACTAGCGTATGTAACATACACATTAACCTGATAGGCTATACCAGGAGCCCATATGGTTGATGTTGAAGGAACGCCTGTATCTGTAGGCGTAATGTTTGTTGGTACTACAACAGGTGCTAGGCTGGCTACAGCCTTTAAACAATTCCACGGAGCTTCACGAGCTACCGATCCAAACGCTTCGTTCCATGCTACATTACATGCAATAGCATTAGCATCTGTTTGGTTGTTTATACTTTGTATCTTACGTTGCCCTAATTGCATTAGAGCCAGATTACAAATGTCTGTCTGCGAGAGTTGTTGCATGTTATAAAAAAGTTAGGGCTACCACCAGCGTCCAACTCGCGGATGATAGCCCATATACTCTATGACGCCGAATTAAGGTTTAATAACCTTTAAGCGGAATACTAAGGTACCACCAGTTGTAACGGTGGCTAATGTTGCGAATGTAGCAAATATCCATGCGCCTGACACACCAGTGCCAGCAGATGAACCTGTAGGCTCAACAGCTAATGCACCAATTTGGTAAGGGATGTTTAATGATACGCCACCTGTAAAGCCGATCTGCGTTGTTGTAGCAGCAGCGACGTTTAAGGCAGTTGAGTAGCGAGTAGCTGATGCAACTACAGCAGTGGAACCATAAATATAGTTACCAGTTGTGTCGTCGTCACCTACGGTGATTGTAGCAGTTGTTGCTATACCAGTTGAGCAGACAGAGCTGTAAGTTGGATCAATCATTGTACCTGGTTGTGCCAAGTATAAACGGATTGTGTCCGATGCTGCTTCTGTGCCTGTCATCGTGTACGTAGCAATAACTTCTTTTACAGAACCGATTTCTAATGCTGGATCGTTAAATCCTGCTGAACTTCCCTGAGCGGTCATACCGCCACCTGGGAAGTTTAGGAATGGTTGCTGTTCTGTTGCGATTGAAGAATAAAATGTAGCCATGGTAGTTTGTTCCTTTGTTAATTATTATTCTTATTGTGTTTCGTCACAGGAGATGAGAACTACGCCAGCTTCTTCCATACGAGTTGCACCAGCAAAGTATGTGGTACGAACTTGGATTGCATGGGATTGCTGAGGTAAGATGTCGATCTTTGTGGACTGACCTTTTGTTTCACCAAGGAGTAAGAACTTCTTTTGGTAAGCGATACAGCTACGGATTGAAGGTGTACCAGCGGTTGGTAGTAATTGAGTGCGAACAAAGCGGAAGCCAGCAAACTCATCAAGACGGCCTTTCATTAAAGCACGAACGTCGCTGTAGAGAACTGAGTCTACTTGGTCTACATTCAACAACAAATCATAAAGCTGTTTAGCTGCATAGACTAAAACGCGATCGTTTTCTGGAACGTCGTTTGCGTCTAATACGTAAACTGCTTCAAGCAACTTTGCTAGAGTCATGCCTGTGTTTGTGTTGCCTGGGAACTGTACGCCAATTTGCTGAGAAGAAGGTAGTGCAGTTGCTGTTGTTGCTTGTGCGCCTGTGTAGTTAGTGCCAAGTGCAGCGTTGATGATGAGCTGATCCTTTAAACGATTAACAGCGATAGCGTGATTCATTGCGATAATGTTCTGTGGATCAGGGAGTGAACCGAGAAGAACTGAGTCATCCTCGTCAATCCATGTAGCTTTTTGATAAGCTGTTGGGATAACCCAACGGATAGCTGTAGGTACATCAGATGGTTCGGTCACTGCTGCACGAGCTGTTTTTTGGCTCATTGCATAGGACTGTGATCCCATTTGATCGTAGCGTTTTTGGTTACCAGCCACTGTGTCAGACACGTACATGCCTGCTAAACGGTGGTCGATTTGTTGCGCCATAATCTCGTGCCAGACTGTATCGAAAGCTGGCTCGTAATGCGGCGGTAGTGTAATAACTCCTGATGCCATTGTAGTAAAAAATTAAGTAAGTTGTTTTCTCTATCGTTTGTTGCCCTACCCCCAGAGTATCACTTACGCGGTCTGGTTCTCGGAGCTGGTTATCCGATCGACCGCTGGGTCTAGCTAAGCTAGAGTGTCCTTTGTGTGGATCTGGCCCTATTGCAAGAGCCAGACCCCAGATCTGTCAAGTGGTTTCCTCGGTAGAAATACCGATTAAATCCTTTTCACGTAACATAGTAACTAACTCACCATCAAACTCCCAGTCGTCTCCTGCCACGTTTTTGACCGCTACCCTATCGCCGACCTGTACCCAGTCGCATTTAGGGCCACGTCCAAGGACGGTAGCAAAGACGGTAGGACTAAAACGAGGGGTACGCTCAGCTATTGCAGGAATAACTATGCCTCCCATCGTTGTCTCTTTTGGTCTATCTTTTAACACTAATACTTTAACGCCAGTTGGAATGACGGTTCTCATTATTGTTTTTTAGGGACTTGAATAAACTCTGTTGTTGGTTCAACTATCTCTATATCAGATAGTTCTGTCAATTTATCTTTGTTTGTAACCTTAAGGATAAGGTTCTTAATTGGGTTATTAGTTGGAGGTAATCCTTGGGCCACCCTTCTGCGGGCTTGGATGACTGGCAGAATTTCTTCGTTGTACCTTTTGGCGGCTGCGTTGAAGTCAACGGAGACTTGCGGGACTTTCTTGGCTGCTTTTTTGGCATATTGTTGTTCGTAGAGCTCGTCGTCGTGAGTCTCTTGAGCTTGTAGCTCCCTGTAAAGATCTTCGTGATTAGCCATTAGCGTGACCCTCCTCTTTGCGGACGATTGGATGCAGCTTTGACCCATAGCTTATTAACGCGGTTTACCACCTCGTCATGGTTCTTATGGTTCTTATCCCAATAGGCTTTATAGTCTGCATGTTCCTTATTGGTCGAAACATCCCTAGCTGCGGCGTTAGCTTGCTCAGGAGTCATTTGGTCTGGGGACAAAGACATGTTCTTTGCGCTTTCTCCCTTTACCATACTATCTTCGCCTAGAGCTTTGCCTACCCGCATGAGGGCAGCAAAAACAGAAGCGTTCTTAAATGCAGGGTTGTTAGTGTCTATACCAAACCTTGCACCAGCACGTTCTGCTAAGTCTTTAGCCTTGGCATAATCTAGTCCTTCCTTCTGTGCTGTCTCCCTTATCAAACCATCTTGCTTTTGGAACCACTCTTGTTCCATCTTCTGGTTCTGTTCTATAATCGTTTTAGTGTGGGCTATTTCTGCCTGTGCAAGCTTTTGCATAGCCGTAGGGGACAGACCCTCCTCATGTGCAACCTTTGCCATCATATTGGCGTAGTTTTGATCCCAGAGGTTGTCTGGTAAATCTTGTGGCTTAGTTAGGTTATAGCCTTCTGGATTCTCAGGAACGCCATTAACACGGCGTATTATAGCCTGATGTTCCGCCTTCATCTCTGGCGTAGCATCCTTTGGTAATGGGTCAATGATGCCTTTTTTGGTCGCTAGAGTTTTTAAACCACCCCATGCTTTTACAAACTCATCGTGAGTTTTATAACGCTCTAAATCTGGACGCATTTTACGTACTTCATCAGGAGCTTTATCAAAAGCTGTATGATCTAATGTGCCATCTTGTTTAATCCAAGATGTAAACCATGCCTCAGATTTGTTCTCGGTAATTGCCGTTGTAGCCTGATCCGTCTTTACTTCCGTTCCTGAGAACGAAGAATAGTTAGGATCCAAACTACTTGGACTTGGAGCCGATGGGCTTGGCTGGGATGACTGACTTGTTGCTGTTTGTGGCGTTGGAGCTGCCACTGCTACTGGTTCGGGCATTTGTTGGAATGGGTTGTCCTACTGGAACTTTAGTTATGTTGAGTATCTTAAACATTAGAACGAGCTACCAGCGGAAGCAGCAGCATGACGACGCCATACAACTTCTATGTCGCCCTTCTTTTCCATCTTATCAATTAACTCAGGAGAGTAACGATCTTCGTAAGGCTCGGTAGTAACTTGTACTAAATCGCCGTTAACGTCTCTTGTTTCTTTAAGAATCTCTTTTTCAATAAATGTGATATGAGATGCACGACGAGCAATGATTTGATCGCGGGCTTTGAAACGTGTGGACATATACTCTCCACCATTCGTGCCAGGCTTTGGACGGCTATCAGTACGGATGACGTCTGCACGTACCCATAACTCACGCGGATCCTTAGGTGCTTCTTCGCCCTCTTTTAGTTTACGTATCTTAATGCCAAGAACATTTTGGAATTTGATTGGAGCCCATTTCTGTAACCAATCTAAATACGCTGGTGTTAAGTCACCTTGCTGTGGGTGCATGTCAGGTATTGGCGGAGCTTTTGGACTGATAACGTCTGGCTTTTGGCCTTCCATTAACGTCTGCACAATCAATATCTTTTCGTTTGTTAGATAGGCTTCTACCGATTTGTGGTAGCTATCACGCATTTCTGCATCCTTCCAATAGATGGTTGTGTAACCGCCTGGGGGATCTAAGCGTGCCAGGACTGTCTTACGACCGCCATTGACGCCGTGTATACGAACAAGCTCATGCTTGTCGTTAATGTCTAATACTATTTGTGGAGTAGCCATGTTGGATTATGTTGTTGGTTTTCCTCTGCGAATTTTGAGAGGGCGTGGTTCTATACCTGCCTTTAGGATGTTACCCCTAATGTGGAGATAAACAGAACGCCTACCCTCGTTAAAGTAAGTCTTAAGGTGTGCAATCTCTCCGTCTGTACGTGCTTCCGCAGACAGAGCATTCACCTTACAATGTTTTTCTAAATCAGCCCAGACCAGTCTTTGGTCCGCATCTCTCGTGTCTAACGGCCCGAATACCTTTAAGTAGGCTAGTTCGAGTCTGCGTGCGTGAGAGATGGCGAGCTCGGTTGGATCGAGTGCCATGTTGTGTGTTAGTTAGCTGTAGCTGAGAATCCTTGCGCTGACCAATAAAGAGTAGCACCAGTTGTATTGCATTGAATGTATAATGCGTTACCAGGGCTACTGTGTATTGGTGTAGTAAAATTAACTATGAATGGAACAGCATTAGTAGATGCATTGTTATGATCTGCGTAGCCAGTCCAGATAACAGTTGATCCATCTAATATGCTAACAAGTGTAGACACTGTAGCATTTAAATTAATTAAGGATAGATCTGTTAAATAATTACGTAGCTGGCGTGATCCACCAACTAAATCAGTTTGTGTCTGCCCTGCAATTAGCAGAGTTGCGGTCGTGGTAGCTAAAGCGGTTGTGCCGCTTGTTGCCTGCCATTGGTATCTTAATGTGGTTGGTGTTGCCATGATTTATCCTTGAGCTGATTGAAGTTGATTTGATGCTGCGTCTTGAAGTTGTTGTGGTGCTTTGCCGAGTTTGCCAGCAGCATTTGCGGCAGTCTCTGCATTCTTGAGAGCGTTTTCTTTTGCGATCATCTGAGCGCGTTGGTTACGTAAATCTACGACTTCTTTCATAGAACGGAATGAAGCCTCAGGCATACCAAAGTTACGGCCTGTCATACGTACCAAATTATCAAAGTTAAAGTTGTCCATGATCTCAGGACGCATCTGAGCTAAAGGTTGTAGCATACCAAGAGTCTTTTCAGTGCCTACATTCTTTACCTCGTTCATCGCGAGCGTTACACGGCTCTTGATATTAATCTTAGGTGTAGCCAACTGCATTGGTTCTTTAGGATCGTTGTTAGGACGAACCATAAGTGCTTCTGGAGCTTTACCAAGTTTGTTAGCTCTGTACGCAATGCCTATGCAGCGTAATACAAGTGGATTAATAAGGTCAGTGCGGTATTGATCAAATGTTCCTGTGAACTGATCTAGCTTCTCACCTATACGCTGACTCACCTCAGTGGCGGTCATACGCTTATCTTCCAAGTTTCCAAGAGCGTTAAAGATGTCTACGAAAAATGCTTTCTTAAGAGCATCACGTTTATCATCTAACATTTCTTTAGTGTTTTGGTAATCACCTTGTGTCAGCCACTCCCTTGGAACAGCTTCAGGTTGATCTGCCTTGTAAGTTGTCACACCACCTGCGGCTAGTTGGATGTTACCATCAAGGTTGTCTGGATACAGTAGACGCGGGAAGGCTTTCAACTCGGCTAGAGCATCCTGATACTGGGTGACGAAATTAAGTTGGCGTGCTTCTACAAGAGTCTCAAATGCTGGAGAACAACCGTATGCTTGGTCATCTGTACCCCAACGACTCCAACGTAAACAAAAGTATGGCATCTCATCGTAGCCCTGATAGCTAACGATTTTCTTTTCTACCACTGTCTGGTAAACAGAAGCAAACGCTTTTCCGTTTGTTCCTAATTCACCGACTTTGAAATCATCATTAGGAAATACGTGATGCATGAACTCATACATTTCATCGTACTTCTTTTTATCAAATGCCTCCTGCATCTTCTTAGGCAGGTTCTCAATGCCAAACTTCTGTGCTGCTTGGCGTATGGTTAATTTGAACCAGCGTACAACAGTGTCTATTGTCTTCTCGTCGTTCTCGCAGATAACAAATGTTCCAACTTTGAATTGTTCAAAGCGGTAGAGATTGGCTTTACCTTCTTCCATGAACATAAGAGCCGTACCAAATACACATGCACTTCTGTTAAATGGTTGAACAACGGAATAGAAATTAGACGCCGCAAGTTCTTGGAGAATAGTTTGCGCTGTGTCTGCTGACCAACGTGTAGCTTCATCTACTCCGTTTTCATCTACAGGCTGTGATTGCGGGTTAAGAAGTTTTTGTACGCGAGCACTACCAGGCTGACTCATGTCAGGCTGTCTAGCCATTGCGTTCTTAGTAAGATTGGTTGGTGGTGCTAAGTCTAACCAAGGTTCAGTAGACGGAGTAACCCAGTTACGAACACCAACAGAGCAAGTAGCTGAAGCTCGCATAGCGGTTGATTCGTATAGTCGGTCAAACCAACCAGTAGAGGATTCAGTTTTCTCTGTATTAATGTCGGATACATCAGGCCAAAAGTAGTCAGAGATTTCCTGCCAGCGTGGATCAAATATGCTGTTACGATAGCTCTTTAGCTTATCCGCACGTTTAAATAGCTTAAGTGCTAATTCGTTATCGTCTAAAGAGGCCATGATTAATTAAGAGCTGCTTTAAGTGCTTGGGCTTTGTTCTCTGCCTCTTGCACACGTTCAATAAAAATGTTTACCAGCTCGTCCATAGAGAAGCCTTGAAGCACACCCTTCTTCATTGCTTTACGGTTTATGCCCTCCAAGGTCATCAACATATCTTGGAGTATACCAAATTCAAAATCCCACAAGGGACGTCCAAGAGCGCGAGTGCATTCATCCAAATGTCGTTGTGTAACAACAGGTGATGCTGCCGTCTCGTTCGGCAATGGGTTATTAACAATTTCGTCTGCTTGTGGTAAAATCATGCTAGTCGGCCTCCTGCGGTACTTCCAGGACTTGGTTGATAGGATCCTGGTCCGCCACCTACGCCTGGACCTGATGATGAACCACCACCCATGCTTCCACCAGAACCACTACCAGGGGGAGTCATACCAGCAGCGTAGCCTTGTAAACCACCTGTGCCACCGTAGCCACCTTTAGATCCTGCAAACACTGTTTGACCAATGCCTTTACGACGGAGTTGCTGGCGATAGGTTGCTTGCTCTACAGCAATGCTTGCCGCGTTATTTTGGGTAACGGGAGGCGTTGGTGTTGGTGCATCTGGAACTGTAGGAGTTGATCCGCCCATAAATTATGTTTTGTTAGTTAAACGCCTTAAGGTTGATATGGCATAAAAGCGAGGAATTTCGTCAAAGCGTTCAAAACCAATCAACGGGAGAGGGTACGGCAATATATTCCATGCCTTGTCTGTTTGTCCAGCCATACCGTATATCCACCACGCATCTTGTCTATAATCATCAAAGGTATACGTTGGTTCTCTGATTAGGTTGTAGGACTCTTTACTGTCTACAGGACGGCCCATTACAAAGAACTCAGGCGTGCTATAAACGAATCCGTGGGCATAGTGCATCTCAAGTATGGATGGGAAGTCTACGCCCTTCTGGGCAAATGTATGTTGTATCTTATCTATTGGGCTCATCGGAATGATTTAAACATTTTTCTAAAACTGTTTTCTTTAACGGGTTCACGGGATACACGTATGTCTATGGTCTTAGTTTGTCTGGCAAACTCTGACGTACCTGTAAGCAGTCCATAGCTATAAGCCTCACCTAGTGTACGGATAGCATCAGCCCCATGTGAGAACTCATCATGCACTGGACGCTCATTAGTAGCTGCCCCAGTTTGCACCTCACGCTTACGATAGTATTCTAAACAGTCCAAACCTGATGGTATAGGAGTCATCTTAGTACCAAACTGCTTTGAACAGTTGGCTCTATGGATTACGAAGCGGGGCATAAGATCACGCACTTGGTTTATCCCTAGCCAAATGTCGGGAGTCCTAGGCACAACACACAAGTCTGTCATACCCGCATCCTTTAAATCGCTTATCCATGTCTTACCACCCCTATCTCTTGTGTTAGCATCATGGGGTAGATGGTGCATCTTAATAGGTTTGCCATACCTTTTCTCCCAAATGAGGCATTGATCTACGTAATAAGCAGGCGTCCTACCCGTGTCTGAGAAGTAGTTTAGTAGTAAAATGTCTCGATTGACCAGCTGCACAAGCCATATACAGGTAAAATCCGACTGCCCTAAGTCCCAGAAAGTATACATTGGATGGCCTTGCTCCATAGGAAAGTCCATAATTCTGTTCTCTTTACGTAGGTGATTGATCTGATTGGCGTAGATAGAACCAGGAACTGGAGCTTCAAAGCTACATTCATACTCCCTATCAAAAGCTTCCTTACCCATTACCTTTAAAGCTGAGTCCAATTCAGACTGCGGGAGAAGCTGAGACTTACTGGCTGGTAGGAACAAGGTGAAGTAGTCGTCGTCATGCAGCGCATTGTCGAACAACGTAAAGAAGCTATTGCGACCCTTTGGCGTACCAATCCACAAACACCAACCAAGACGGTCAGACAAAGCAGGCCGTAAAATGTTCTTAAAGAAATCCCCATCCATGTCAGCAGGCTCATCCACTACCACCCCATCTAAGTAGAGCCCACGAAGGCTTTCGCTATTGTCAGCACCATACAAAGTGATTCTACCACCCTTAGGAAGCTGTATGTACAACTCAGACTCACTCACCTTCCTATCTGGTATGCCTGCCGTAAAGTCTTTTAAGTACTGCCAAGCAACAGCCTTAGCCTGTATGCGATAGGGAGCTATGTAAGCAAACCTAGGATTTTTATTAGCACAAAGCAAAGCACCCCTTATAAGCTGGTTAAGGGAAGCAACAGTCTTACCCGACCGTCTATGCGCCACAACCACCATCCACCGCTTCTTACACTCCTGCAGCGGCATAAACTGATCCCGAGGACAATAGGCTATCTCTACATCTTTATTCATAACTGGTCAGGGTCCTTAGGAAGCCATATCATAGCCAAACAAAAAACTAAAACTAAGAAGGCCATTGCTATAAAGTAGGGGGAGTGGGGGGAGTACATAGGGGGGTATTAGGTTAATTCTGTAAAGTGTTGTAGTATATGTAGCTGTATAAAGGAATCCTCAATCGTCGAAGGGGGGTGGCGTGGTACATACCCCTACCCCTTGAGGAATTCCTGTGGGTTTTCCTCGTTAACATGTTTAAGTTCAACGGGTTTTGAAGCCCATCGTACAGTAATCTCTGTTGGAGTGTTGCCATCTACGTTGCCTAGTAAGCTTGTCTTTTCTGCGTAAACGGTAGGTTTCATGCGAGCGGCTATCCATTTGTAGGTATCGATAATTATACGGCCTTCGTTATAACCTAACTGACCGCTTTCAACCCTATTAACAGCACTTAGAATGGCCTCAAATGAACTCTCTGCCATGCATGACCTCGCGTGTGCGTATTGCTCTGTTAATTCTTTAGAGTTCTTCAAACCATCATAGAACATTGAGAAGCCGCAGCCTTTCTTGGCTAAAGCAGAACGTAGAGAACGTCCTTCACTAATCTCATCGAATATAGACAGATAGTCTTTTTTGCTTAACGGCATTGGTTGGAAATAGTGTTCAAACGAACATCTGTTGAATAGGCAAGTGTTTCTAGCATCTCTAGGGATTCTAGGCACTTTGGTGGCCGCAAAAAATGGAGTCTAAATAGTTTTTTTAGAATCAAATAAAACTATTTTCCCTATGAAAGTAAGATTTTGTAAAAAAAAGCTTGTGTTAATCACTAATAAGCCGTTTATTGTTTATCAACCGCTAGTGAACGCTGTGTTTTATTCTTACTTTTGTTGAGCAATCTTAACAAATCTAAGTTTGGAACATAATATGAAAAACGGACTAGCAGCCTTGACGTACC